CGATGGATTGGGCAGAGGATTGAGATGGTTGAGAAACTTATCTCAGACCAGTAATCCCTGCCTCCTCACCTTTCTGGTATTGGAGTTCTGAGGTCGGCCAGAGTTGATGCCGACAGTTATACCCACCACAATATGAGAAAATGGTCTGCTTGTTGGTCCCTGGCATCCTTCCTTGCCATTGACCCAAGTCAGGCCATTTTTCTATTTCAGGCTTTTTGAATATCCTTCCGGCTCTGGCTGCACAGAATGCTCTGGTATCTCCAATGATTGTCCCAGAGTACCGGTAATGCTTTACATCCAGATCCTCAGAAATAGTTTGTAGGTATTCCCGATTGAAAGTCATTACGGAGTCGTTGGTGACTTGAGTAATGTATCTCTCAAGGAATGCTTTCTCTGTCGGAGTCCCTTCGATAAACTGAGTCAAAGTCTTTCTAAGGTCAGCCTTGTTGCCTACTCCGGATATGTTTGCCTTCAGGACTTCCCTGATGGCATTGGAGAAGTTGTCCTTTATCCCTGCTCCCAAAAGATTGTTCTTAGTGATGTCAATGTTTGTCTTCAGGATGGCATCATACAAATCCAACTTCCGGGTGTAGTTATCCAGGACTTCGCCCATGAAATCATCGGATAGCAATGCCAGTTCTTTATACCCTTCCAGTAAGGCACTCACAGAGCCTTGGTAGAGTTGGTTTGATACCAGAGCATCTCCAATCTGTCTTTTTAAAACAATGATGTCACGGAGTGATTCTGACCTTTTCTTGGGGTCAAGACTTAGCCCCGAAACAATATCAATTACTTGCTCTGAGAGTTGGCTGAATACTTCTGGCAATGCATCAGCCATCTGCTTTTCTAATGAAGCTTGCAGAGCCTGAATCTTTTTTATAATCTTATCCTGACTTCTCTGGGACATAAGCCAAAGGTAAAATTAATTCTAAACAAATACTTGCAGATAATAAAATCATTCTATTACATTTGCAGGACACAAAACCAAAAAATGTTATGCCAATTTATGAAGTGCTATTGCAAGTAATTGTTTCTCAAGAAGAGGAGGACAATGGATTCGATGTTAGACAGTTTCTGGACTTTCAGGAAGCTGAGGATGTTCAAGATGTCAAGGTCAGGATTGCCAATATCGCAATGCCTCACTTTACGATTCAGCAACTTATTGACCTTGGGATATTAGGATGATCTATTAGTGGAGAACCTATCTTTGTTAAATGAAATGGTTCTTGATTTGTCTGCTTATTGTTTCATGTAAGAAGGATGGATGTCAAGTCTGTACCCAGATGCTATCTGAAGACTTCTATCCTGCAAGAACTGGATATCCAAAAACCACATCCAGTAGTTACTACTCCTGCGGAAATAATAACGAATGGATCGGCAACCAAGTCAATGTGCAGAGGTTTATCCTAAAGGACACGCTAGTCACAAAGGTGCTGTCTGTGGATTGCCAATAACGGTTTGCGTATAAGAGATGTGGCACTTATACGAATGTTGAAATCAAGGCACAAAGCCTAATGTGCCATATCTTTTATACGCTGTTATGTGCTGGGCGGTTTATCAGCACTAAATTTAATTTGAAAACGATGAAAACATTAGCAGATGGATTTGAAGTATCAGCAAAAAGTTATTATTACTTGCTGGATTGGAACGAAGTAAACGAATGGGAATATATTACTCACGCATTTTTAAAAACAAGATTGTGTGATTTGACAAAGGATGAATACAAAAAGCTATTTGACTATGCTACATCGTCTGAAAGTAACGGATGGTAGCCTTGCACATACCTCGTTTATATGCGCAATTAAAGTAAAGTTGTAAGCATTGAAGGCTTTGAAAGTAAGTAAATTGGTGGGGATATAATGCGTAATGTGGAAATGGCATCACATCCTTTTAAAGGTGGCATCGTTGCAGGTTCGATTCCTGCCCTCATCGCAAATGATATGCAAATGAGAAAGTCTTTATACTTTGACATGGATGCTATAATGGGTTATTCCAAAGAACAACTGGAAGGAGTACTTCGTATAAACGAGCAGGAGATTATAGAACTTCTGGACCTGAACAAGGAATTACTCAGGAGAGTCAAGGACTTGGAAAAGGATATCGAATATTACAAAGGTCACATCAAAGACCTGGAATCAATAAAGGTAGAGGCCAAGGCTTCCAAGTCAGTCTGGAGAACCATAGCTGCCTTGTGTGGGGCCATCGGGGCATTCATTGCATCCTTATTCTTTAGGAGAGAAGACTAAACAAAGAAGGGCCTTACGGCCCTTTTTTTATGCGTTGCTCTGAACATCAACAGAACTTAGTCTGACTTCTGGTGGTGGTTGTTGAGCCATCAAAGGAATAATTCCCACATTGATTCTGGCCAGTTTTTCTCTTGCCATCATCTCCACATCAATCCTTTGAAGGTTAATATCCTTCTGGAACCATGTAGGATCTTGTTGACTCAGGATGCTGACAAAAGCCGGTAGGTTGACAGATAGAACATAGTCTTCCTTCGTGCAACCATTGGTCTCAGCAAGTAATGCCTTCTCATCCGGAGTGCGGAAAGGCAATGGGTCTAACATGGTCAATATCTTCATAAAGACCAACTGAGTAGAATTCTCACCGTAAAGCTTCTCGGTGTAATCCATCTCAATCCCCTGAATGATTATTGGGTTGTAGTTATCCCTTCGGGCTACCGAAAGCATATCCGAAATCATTGATGCCGTTAGTACATCAAACTCAGTCGGAATGGTAATATCGGGTAAAGCATTCTGGACCTTATCATCAGACATCAGAGCCAGGTCAAACAGATTGTTATACCTCTGGAACATGATGTGGTAACAAGTTAACTTGTAAACCTTAGCCAGATGAACGCAAACCGAATAGCAGAAGGTATTCAATTCCTTCCTATCATATTGCTTGGCAATCCCAGACTGCTCTGAAGGAATCTGGCCAAGAATCTCAAGGCCAATTGCTTTGAACCCTTGAAACTCCTTGTAGATAATGTCCTCTTGGAACAACCTTACCGAATCAATCGGTCTTTCGATATATCCTGCCGGTGGAACTGGTGGAACAAGTGGAGAAGGATTAATTGCAGATACACGGTCAAGGTTAATCTCCATCAATCCAAAAGGAGTTGTGGAGGCTCTTCCTGAACCTTTGCAATCATTACATCCTACACTTTCATTCTTGTTGTTGATGCGATTCCCAGTGCCATTGCAAGTCTTACAAGGACTAAGCTTCAATGCCCACTTTTGTGGTAAGGCATGAACTGCATACATTACATTTAGGTCATCGGTCCTGAAGAGAACTTCATTCCACGCAGGAAGGCATGGCTCCAGAACGGAGTCATAAATCAAATTGCCATCCTCCTCATCGCAGATAATATTCCCGACCTTAAATACTGGCTTGTACTGGAAGGTAAATGGAACCGTATAAACAATCAAAGGATTCGGGTCTCTCCAGTCAGCTATCTGCCTGAAAAGAATAAGACCATCAATCGTGATGGCTAAGAATTGCTTCCACTCCTTTTTATTGATATCCTGCCATTCTTCGACTTCAACAATTGTATAATTCTCATTTTCGAAAATCAGGTCCTCAGATTCGAAAACTTGTGGATATGGTTTAGAGAAATCCAGATTTAAGTTTAACTCTGGCTCTTTGATAAAATCCTTTAACTCTGGGAGAATTGCAACTACGGCATTGGCATCTCTTAAATATGTCTTTAGGAAGACATTGAATAACCAGGTCTCAAGCTTGTAAGTCTTTGGAAGGTTGTACCGAACATAGTACTCCAGAGTATTAGGCTGATTGGTTACCTTCTCAGCTATACCAGTTTTCTTGTAGTCAGATTCAAACCTAATTTTAAAGTCATCCGACTGCTGAATTTTTTGAAGGAAGGTATAGACTCTCCCAGTACAAATTTTTGTCGGGGATTGCCACCGATTCCTTCGGTACTCCTTCATCCAAGGTTCCTCACTTGGATGTTGAGTACGAAGTAGTTTTTCGGGATAATCGTTTTCGAAGTGATATTCCAGTACCTGAGCCTTTTCTCTGGCCTCCTTTATGTATTCACTGCGACCATCACGAATCTCTGGATTCATGAGGTGTTGAACAATTATCCCGATTAACTCTTCCATTAAATTATGGGGCTACAGTTACAGTAACAGTTACTGGGATTGAACCAAAGATACATCCACTCTCATTTTGGACAACCACATCAAATGTGTATTCTCCTTCTACTGGAGCAGTGAAAGTTGGCGCACCAGTTGTAGGGTCAAGAACTACTCCAAGGTCATTTAAAACCAATGCACTTCCTCCTGCGGAAAATGTATGCGAAGAATCAATAACCGAAGAATCATCAATTCCGTAAACCAAACTAACAATCCATGATGTGAAAGAAGCATAGGCTCCTCCGGCAGTTGTGATACTCCATGAAGTAGTCATTGGAGATGTTGGAGTAATAGAATAATACATTCCTTCCAAATATTGATCGGTATCAAATTCGTAAGGAAGTGCATTAACCTTGGAAACCCAAGTAACTACAACCTCAGCCATCATGTAGGTGTTAAGTTCGCCAGTGATAACTGGATCTCCGATAACAGTTACATAAGAACCAGATGCATCCCAGATGCGGTTCGGGGTGAAGTAGTAAAAGTCATAGTTCTGAGATGAACCAAGGATATCATTGTAAAATTCTACATTTGATAATACGACACCTTGTTGATCCATATAATTCAAGGTGTGAGTTTTTGCAAGAACCTTTGTGTTCTGCATACCACGGCCAGTAGTTGTAGCGGTATCAGGCTTCGGCTTATCACCAGAGGTGTTGAAAACCAAATAACCATCTCCATCCATGTATCTCTGCAAAAGAGCAGTCTGCCATGAAAGTGGATT